ATGATATTGATATAGCGACGGCGCAAGAAGCGTATTATTAATTTGTTCATTCTTACCTTTGTGAGGTGAATGATTAAGACTACCAATCTTGTTCCATGATTTAAACCATGAAACTTCAACTTAAAACAATAATTTTAACAAGAATTATTGGTAAGAGGGTCACTCTTCAGAGGTTACATTGATCCTTTCATCAGATTATAATCATTGATTTGATTATAATCCTTTTGAATCCTGGATATGGCCTACTGTACAGTACTCAGTATCATAGAAGATACGGGTATTGAAGAGGAAATCAACCCCTTCTCACGGTTGGATACTGCCTTACTTGGCGTTCCACCTATATGAGACCTTTACTTAATTTAAGTTTATTAAATTTCTCCATTGCTCTCGCAAGGAGATCACTTTTAACGACTGGCTTAGGATATCTAGGTAAAGGTTGATCAACCTTTACTTTATGTTCTCGAGCAAGTGATGCAAAATGTGATCGAACTATATTCGCTCTTTTAAGTAATAGCGAAGATCCTAATGTAATAATATCATCCATGGGTCGAAACTCTGAGGAATGCAATGATTCAGAAGAAATATCTTCTAGATCAATTAAGCATTTCCAAAGGGTGTCAACATCCATTTCGGTATTAAAATCATAAGTATCTTTAACAGTTACAACAGTTTGATCCCAAGTATTGTGAATCTCTTCGTACATGGGCATTAATAATGCCTGAAGTGGTTCTCCTACTTCTTCCCAAGCCTTAACAAAATAAGGTTCGGTTGTGAATTTTTCACTGAAGGAAGGATCAAAACGGGAGTGAGGCGTTAGCATACTGAAAAAGAAAGATTTAAATTCAGATGGATTTCGAGGTAGGTAACTCTGTTGAACAGAATCAGCCGTTTTACGACCTAAATCCTTTAAATAATCTAATTGTTCTGCTAAAATGGTCAGTTTCCCCGCTTTGTTAAAAGCAGAGGAAGTAAGCCAATCTTTATAAGAACTTAATTTAGAGAATAACATTCCAGGATAGGATACTAAGAGCAAAGCTCTTTGCATTCCACGTCCCAGTTTATTATATCTCGTATTAAGTCTTGATAAAGCTTTATACCCATGACCCAAAAATGATAGCATCTCTGAAATACGAATATTTCGAAATGTACCAATTCTAGTAAATAACTGTAGAAGTCCTCTAATATCATATTTAGCTACGGCCATTTCTCTGAAAGAAATGCCGGAAACATCTTGATATTTATAAACGAAACGTTTAGCAAATTCAAGAGAACCATTGTCAGAAATGACAGATTTAGAGAGATTAATCTCTATATCCCATTCCTTAGCAATGGCTAAATACATATTGGCAACTGATTTATCAGCGATAACTAAGTCATCACCTAGAACCAGGTACAAGGAGAATTCTCTATAACCTAATCGAAGCGCAGCCATTCTTACCATAATATGGTGAGTTAAGGCAAGCATCGCCCACGATGACAGAGCACCCATGGGTTGGCCTGCTGCATATTTAACCGCATGCACGTATGCATAACGTTTACCATCAAGGCCAGGTTTACTCAATCTCAAATCAAGATAAGGATTATCCTTATTCTCGATAGGGTCGATACCTAGAGCACTACAAGTAATTGCCTTTGGGTCCCAATTAGGAGTCGATAGGTTGTACCATCGATCAACTAAAAAGGAAGACCAAATGGCTCCTACTTTTCGTTCTGCCATTATATCTAATATAATAGCTTGAGCGGATACTGGAATACGATCAGTAGCAGCAGTTAAATCAAAAGAGAAAACCTCTTTGATATTATTGCGCTCTAATCGCTCCACAAATGTACTCAACGTCAAATTTTGATCGTGAGTCGCATCCTCAGGTATTCTTCTAAGAAAATTGAATAAACCTTTATGCAATGGTGATAAAAGCCATTGTGTAAAACAATCAACCATAGCAAAGACTCTTATTTTCCCTGCAGGCTCTACTTTAAAGGAAAGTTTCCCTAAAGAGAGACTACGCAGAGAGACTTCATCGCTCATGTAATTTTGATCAAAATCAAAGTTATCACGAATACGATATAATATTTCAGTTGGGAAGTAATTAACCGCACTTTGGCAATATTGTAGAATATTGACAATAGGGGCCATACTTGCTAGACCACCGATATATTTGAACCTTACTATTAACTGGAATGCTTTGTTAAACATTTTCAGGTTAGAATATGCTCTTAAAGAACCAATTACAGCATAAATGGAGGTAGAATAAGACGAAATGTTCTTATCCGACACCGGTACTGATATTGTGTTGGGAGAAGCCGAAGCTATCCAAAAAGGTTTTAAAGCCTTTTTGTCTAGATCGGTTGCCAACTTACATCCAAACTGTTGTTTGAGAGATAAGGCAGCTTTCTCTAATTCTTCTTTACGATACGTCGCCTTTGTTGGCGTTATGATTGTAGATATTTTAAGTCTACCAGTAAAATCGATTACTCGATAAAAACTGAACAAAGTTAACCATAAACGTATGTATACTGTGTCCCCTTTTCGAATTTGCATTCGATGAAGACGAGGTATAATTCGAGGTAAACCTCGGTTAGATCTCGACACAGCTAGTCCAAGTTCTTGTGTTGAACGGTGCTTAGCACCGGCAAGAGCTTGCATAAGGAGAGAAACACAACTTTTAAGGTACTTAGCCGTAAAAGATGGCCCATTATGTTTATTCAGATAATATAAGTAACGAACATAAGTTACGATCACTTTAACCCAAGAATTTGTGATAGAGCCTTTCACTATTAAAACACCCTTTAACAGGTGATTAATAAGTGGTCGCCCCGCTTTTACACGAAGCATACCCGAAAACGAGGGTACTAACATTTTAATAATACGAAATGAAAAATTGTTAAATGAATTTAATAGTTTTATCATAAGTTTTATTTATATGTATTTGTACCAAGTTTTCCTTCAGTTTCCTCTTTCGAGGGCTGCAGGTAGGTTATACAACCTTGGTTTGGTGTCCAATTTAGGATCGTTAATTGTTTATTATAAACATTAATACCACCCCCCTTATCTGTACTATTGACTCCGTAGAGCCCGTTCAAGATAAGAGATCGTATTAAGAGATTCATGAATACCAACTAACACCTATCATATCAAAGATACGGTATAATCGGCGCTAGGGATAACATCCATCAAGAAGCAACTGACGAATGTCACAATCTCACTATGAGATTAGATAGAGCAGCAATGC